CGCGACAGATTGAATTTAATTGAAACGCAAGTGAACAATTATCAATCTATGTTAAGCGACATGCCCGATACTATTTTAGGGTATCTTGTGAACGAAGCAGACGGAGCGCCAACGTCTGAACCAACATTGAACACGCGTTGGGAAGTGATGTTAAAATACACCGAAAGCACAGGCGGCATAGACTGGCATCTGCAGGAACATGACGCGAGCATAACGTATACCAACGGCACGCATACAATAACGAATGGGTACGAGCTGATAATTTGCGATAGTACTGACGGCAACGTAACGGTTAACCTGCCAGACGCGGACGAGAATAAGGGCAAAAAATACTACTTTATTAAAATAGCCAACCCGCACACGGTTACTATTAGCGGCGGTACGTTCAATATAAACGGCAGCACAGCAACCACAATTAATAATCTATACGGAAGCAAGACGGTAATATCCAACGGCACGCAATGGTATATTATCGGAAGCGTGTAAATTGTTAACGTAAGCGCGGCGCTGATTGATTAAATTTGAAACATGGCAAATCCTTCAATCGACATAGCCGTAGGCGGTCAAGGTTTTAAATACCACGCGGCTTCAACCGTTACTGGTGTTTCTTACGATTCATTGGTAGTGCGTGAAAATACTGTTTTTACAAGTTTCACCGTGAAAGGTGATAACGAAGCAAGCGGTAGTAATGTATTAACTGCACGGGGCATGAGTGGAATTACTTTTTTGGCTGGCGAATTTTTGCCTGCTGGTAAAGGTTACACAATAACCGGCTTCGTAATTTCGAGCGGAAGCGTAATAGGTTATTAATATGCCGAGAATAGGGGTAGGCGTTGGCCTTGATCGTGTACACTTTGCGGGTGGATTTGCAGGGTCTTATTCATCCCGTGTAATTGCCGATGGTGGTACGATTGAGGCGTTAACTTGTGTTTCCGCTGCATCATCATTATTACAATCTGCATCATTACTTATTATCCCAAGTGGATACAAGGCAGGTGTTGCCTATGCTGAATTACCCTCCAATGGAAATGGTGATTTAACGTGGTCAAGAAATAGCGTAGCCAATAGAACGCAATCCGATGGTAATATCGGTAGTGTTGCTGCCAACGTACCACGTTTATCTTATATGTTTGGCAGTTGCCCAGCGGTGTTGTTAGAACCGCAGAGGACGAATAGTTTGCGTAATAGCACGATGCAGGGTGCGGTTGAAGGAAGTCCTGGGACTTTGCCGACAAACTGGGTAAGTCAATCAACCGCTGGATTAACATTACAAGTTGCATCCGTAGGGACACAAAATGGACTTGATTATGTGGACATTCGATATAGTGGTACTGCAACATCAACAACCATACGTTTATTTTGGGAAGCAAATAATCAAATTGTTGCCGCTGATGGTCAGATTTGGACAAGCAGTTTTTATACATCAATTTCAGGTTCAGCGTTACCGAGTAATTATAGATTGGGGGTTGCTACTAACACCTCAGCAGGATTTTCGGTAAGTTCTATTGTTGCTACCCCTAACATCACTCAATCAACTACATTAACTCGTTATGATAGAGTAATGACATTACCAGGGGGGGCAACCGTTGCAAGGGCTCAACCCGGAGTTTATGTGACAGTTGTTAACGGACAATCTTATGATTTTACAATAAGAATAGCAGCACCACAATTTGAATTTGGGCAATTTGTAACTACATATATCAATACAACCAATGCCGCAGCAACACGATTGGTAGATACATTTAGCCGAAACAATATCTACACCAATGCGTTAATTTCTGCATATTGAAATGCTCAACAACATTGCATATACAAGAGATGCCGCAGCACAAGGTATAGGAATTGGCGATTCAAGTTCAACAATTGCCAATGGATTTTTGATTGTGAATACTGGAACGGGTAGACAAGTTATTCAAAAAATCATTGCAAGTGCGACTACTAATTTATTCACGACAACAACCGACAATATTAAAGTTGCAATCAAGTGGAACGGAACAAGTGCTGATGTGTTTGTGAACGGCACTAAGCAAGTGAGTGCAACTGCATTTACAACAACAATAATGGAATTTATTAATGGAACTGGGGCGGGAATACCAAGATGGATTAAAACAATGGCATTATACCCAACACCATTAAGTGATACAAATTGCACAACCTTAACAACCTAATGATATGATATTTGCAAAATTTGAATTACCGCAAGATAAGTGGGAGAAAATTAAACCCACTTTAGAGAATTGTCATGTTGTTGAATTGGGTGTGATTAATACATTATTTGCCGTTGATATTTTATTTGATGGTCAACCCAGCGATGATTTATTGATTTACGAGGTATTTCCCGAACCTTGCGGATTGCACACTTTTTTGGGAATGGAAGATTTATATTTAGAACGATTTAACGATGAAACACATTGATAACGACACCACCGCAACGATAGCAACCGCAGTAAGTGGGAGTGCAACGGTTATACATTTTTCCCAAACTTGGCAACCTGTAGCCGCATTTGTGTTGGCTATTGTGGGTATAGTTTCGGGGTTGTTTGCGATTGTTTATTGGAGCAAAAAAATCAAGGCATTAGATGGCAAAAAATAGCGCAATAAGCACGTTTAAATCTAAGCCACGCCGCAAGCTTGGCCGTCATAAAAAACATAAGAACAAACATGAATCCTCAAAACCATACCAAGGCCAAGGCAAGCGTTAAGGGTTACGCTAAACCAACGCCAGCCAAGTGGCGTAAGATAGGCGACGGCCTGCTATTGTTATCTACTACAATCGCGGCCTTGAACTTACAGCATCCAAGTGTAGCTATTGCCGTGCAAGTCAGCGGGGTGATAGGTAAGTTTTTAACAAACTTTTTTCATGATGCAGACACCGACGCGCCTACAAATTGAGGCCGCCGTAAAGCGGTTGGGATATAAGTGGTTTGAAAGCGGCGATTATAATGTTAACATAGTAGGCATTCGCAACGCTGCAACCGGTGCTAAAGTTACAAATTTATTTGACGACTGGATTTCAATAAGCTGGAAAGAGCAAGGCAAGTGGTGCTATCAGATTTACGCGGCTACTACCGAACCCGGTAAAAAAGGAATGCAGGAAGGCAAAGCCAAGGGCGGCGTATTTATATTGAAGCCCGGCCAATATCGTGGCAGCCACCAGCTTGGGTTGCATCAAGGTAAATATCAAGCGCTACGCCAAGTCGGTGCGCTTCGTGGTTATCGCGACGGCGACAGAGATTTAGAGTTCGACTATGTGAACGAGCAGGAAGTTTGGAACGCTGGCGTAAACATACACAAGGCAGGAACGAATAGCACATACGTTGAGAATTGGAGCGAGGGTTGCCAAGTGTTTAAGGTGGCGCAGGATTTTGACGAGTTTATGGAGGTAGTAAATAAAGCGGCCACACTATACGGCGACCGCTTCACCTATACGTTACTACTTAGCAGCGATTTGATTTAATTTAGCAACCGCTTCCGGTGCTTCCTGTACGTCGCTGATCTCTTCGACGGCGTGCATACCCATCATGATTTCGGGTGCATACAGACGGCCAAAGAAAGCAGCCGCGCGATACATAAGCATAAGCTGCGGCATTGTCTTCCATTTACTGCCCTGCTTGGTTGTCCAACCTTCGGCCGTTGCCATTTCTATGGTAATTAACGGACCTTCCAACAGCTCGCCGGTGCTGCGCTCTGTTGCGTAGGCTTGGCAAGTTGTTGGGGTGTTTTTAAATTTCAATGCGGTGAATCTTCCCGAGCTGTTAAGGGCGGCGATAATAAACGAGCTGCTCCATGACGGGCGGCCGTGAATGATGTGCAAGTTCTGCATAACCATAAGCGGACTAGCTCCGATTCGGTGCGCCATTTCCAACGCTACCAGTGTGTTGGGTATGTTGTTTTGATAATCCTTTGGAATCATTGTAGAACTTGATAGGGCTTTCGCCACGCGCTGTGCGTGTTCAAATGATTGTAAGCTGAATGTTTCAGCGTTTTCTGTGGTTGTTATTTCGGTTGTCATAAATTTAAATTTAAAGGCATTACTTCGGTGCCGTACTGCGGCCAATCGTTCAACGACATGCAGCGGCGGTATGTTTCAACGTCGGCTTTGTAAGCTTCGCGGCCTGCTTCAATATCGGAATCAGTTAAATAATATACGGCGCATAAATACGGCGCAGTTTTCTCGATGGCTATCAAAATAAAAGCTTCGGGCTTCGTACCGGTAGCCATTACGCCGTCTAAATACATCGCGGCCTGCACATGATAACGGTATTTCCTAACGCTGTAAGCGAATCCGCGCGGGCTTGCGTCGTCTGTTGTTTTTATATCAACGATAAATCCCGAATCGGTAAGCTTATCCAACACGCCGCGGTATGGTTGCCCGTCTATTTCCCAATCCAACTGCCGCTCCGCTTCACCTGCGCAGGTTAGTAAGTGGTTAGCCATAGGATGGCGCATTAAACTGCGGTGCATACCTTCGATTTGTGCATCCTGATCGCGTGTTATTATTTCCTTATCAGCATTCGCTTCCGTAAATTCCTGCCAGAGTTGTTTGCCTTCCTTGGTTCTGCGGTCTACCATCGGCGCGATGGTGTAACGCTTTCCCCATTCGCTTGGTTCCAATGCACGGCAATGGAATGCTTTGCCAAACGTCAGCGCTGGCGTGGGTTCGGGTTCGATGTATTCGCCGCTTAAATATTTCCACCAATACAGATAGGGGCTGCGGCGTATAAGGTCAAGGCGTGATTTACTTAGGTATTGCGACATAAGTGCGGTTGTAATAATCTTTTGCGTCTAAAAAATAATCGGAATCGTTTTTGCCGTAATTGAAAGCGTCCTGTAAGTGTTCGGCTTCCTGCTGCATTGATTCCTGTATAAATTCAGTTAGATAATGCGTTGCACCGAGGCGTTCAACAGCATACTCAAAAACATAATACATAGGAGATTTTAATTTACCAGCGGATAGCTCGCGTTTTAAATGCTCGGCTAAATCGCGCTCAATAAATTTACCACGCATACGGCCTTCGTGCCATACGGTGAACCACCACGTGCCATTGATGCAGGTACGTGATAAAACTGCTATTTCGGGTTTCATGTTGCAATATTAAAATAAATGTTTTAGATTTGCAACATAATGATACAAGATTTAAAATTATTAGCGAAACAGAAAGGCCGCACGCTAAGCAGCGTCTGCGATGAGTTGAGAATATCACGTTCAATAATTCACCGGTGGGAAAAGCGCACGCCGCAAAGCTTGGTTATATATAATAGATTGAAAGATGCAATTGAGAGATTACCAGCAGGCCGCCATAACTGATATACGGCAGGCGTTCACGCAGCATCGGCGCGTTTTATATCAGCTGCCCACGGGTTCGGGTAAGACGGTTATATTTTGCGAGATAGCACGGCAGGCCGTAAGCAAGGGTAAGCGCGTGCTTGTTATCGTGCATCGGCAGGAACTGCTTAGGCAAACAATCGCGAAGGTTTCAGCCGCCTGCATTCCATGGGGGGCAATCGCTCCCGGTTATCCGATGCAGTTAGATTGGCCGTTACAAATAGCTATGGTTCAAACAGCGGCGAGGCGCGATATAGGCAGTTACGATTTAATTATATGCGATGAAGCGCATCACGCGGTCGCAGGTAGTTGGCATGCTATAATTGAAACACAACCGCAGGCGTATATTTTAGGCGTTTCAGCTACTCCGTGCCGCATGGACGGCAAAGGATTAAGCGAGGCGTTCGATGTGCTGTTAGAGGGCGTTACAATGCGTGAATTAATTGAAGCGGGTTATCTATGCGCGCCGAAGGTTTACGCTGCATCGGTGGCCGACCTTACCGGCGTGCGCCGTATTGCTGGCGATTATAACCGTGGCGACCTTGACGCGGCTATGGACAAACCGAAGATAACAGGCGATGCGGTGGCGGAATATCGGAAGCTTGCGGATGGGAAACCCGCGATTGTGTTCTGCGTATCTGTTCAACATGCCGAGCGCGTTGCTGATATGTTCAGAGCCGAGGGCTACAGAGCCGAGGCCGTAGACGGCAGCCTGCCAGACGACGAACGGAAGCGCCGCATAAACGGGTTGGCAGACGGCAGCGTGCAAGTGTTAACGTCCTGCGATATTGTGAGCGAAGGCACGGACATCCCAGCGGTGGAGTGCGC